TCAACTGAAATATTAACTACTGTCTCATTACGTGTTTTTAAAAATTGTGATGCTACGCTATTTGCATTACCTAAGTCAAACATACTGTCGTTGATTTCTGTTGCACCACCATGTCCTAAACTTGCACCACCGAATCCACCGCCACCGCCTCTCAATGCTTTATTAATTGCATCAACGAATGATTCTTGAGGTGGTGGGTCAGCTGGTGGTGGGTCAGCTGGTTTACCAGTACCAGAACTACCATCTCCTTTACCATTATTGTTTAATGCCTGTTCTGTTTCTGGGTCAAAGTTAAAATCTTTACTTAATCCAGATATTCTTTTGAATGCAGAAGTATCTAATCCTAAACTATCAAATAATTTATTTACACCAGCAGTATCTAACCCTAAAACTCGACCTAATGTAGCTCTGGATTCTTTTAATACATTTTTATCTTGTGCAGTAAGAAGTGCAGCTTCAAGTGCTAACTTTGCTTCAGCTAGTTCTAATTGTTCAGCATCTGTATCTATCTTTGCTTCATCTCTTTTAGCTCTTTGTTTACCTATTGCAGTATTTAATTTATCCATTGCTTTTTCAGCGGTAATAAATTCTTGAGTAGCTTTTGTAGAATTAGCAATAGCAGTTTCTAAATTTTGTTGTACACTTGCAAGTTCTATTGTTACATCTTTTGAGTTTGCTTGTTCTGTTTGTAGTTCTTTTAATCTTTGTCTTGCTTGTTTTATTGATAAGTCATCTCGTGCATCTGCTTCTTCGCCTTTTTCATCACGTGCAGTTATTGCATCTTCTAAATCTAATTCAGCACTAGCTATTTCTAATTTAAGGTCTAATCCTTTTTGTTGTTGTGTTAGCAGCGCTTCTTCTTTTGCTTTTAATTTAGCTATTTGTGCAAGTTCTACTTCTGTCTGTTTTTCGCCCTTACCCTTTTCGGCATTAAGTATTTTTTGTATTCTTGTTTGCTCTTTTAGTAACTCATTTAATTTATCTGTTTCTACTTGCTCTCTACTTTGTATATCTGTAACTCTTTGTATTGCATTGACTAAGTTAAGCATTGCAGATACTGCTTCATTTGATACTGATACATTGTTTAGTTTTGCTTGAGTATTTTTATCTAGTTGTAATGTTTGTTTTTTAATTGCTTCTTCTGTTTCTTCTACTGCATCTCCATAATCTTCTGTACCAGCAGTACCTTCAGCTTGCGCTCTACCATGTTGCATTTCTGCATACATTGCTTTTATCTTTGCTTGTTCTAATTGAAATATTTCTGATTCAAGTTCTTTTATCGCTTCTTCTTCACGACCTAACTGATAGACTGTACCTTTGCCTGCTTGTATATTTTCAATAGATTGTTTCTTTGCAGCAATAAGTGCATCTGCGTAAGCATAATTAGATTCTGCATTTTTATCAGTTTGTTTAGCAGCTTCATCAAAAATACCAGTAACTATTTCTGCAATTTTAGCTACACCTTCTAGTAATGGAATAATTGTAACTTTTAATATTTCTCCTAATGTACTAAGTGCTGCGCCTAATATAGAACCTATTACTGTTGCAGATGCTTCTATTATTGGTGCAAGCAATTCAAATATCTGCTTTACTGGTTCTAATGCTGGCATTAATGCACCTAATAAAATTTGTACAACATTAGATACTGTTGACATAATTGTCTTAAATACTGGAATTAAATCTCTAACTACTGGTATAAATACTTCAAATGCTGGAAGTAATGCTTCTCCAACTTCAGTTCTTGCTTCTTTAAACTCTGCACGTAATTGTCTCATCTGGTTTGCAGCGCCTTCAGCTTCTCTGCCTAACTGTCCTTTTATATGACCCATTTTTTCTTCAATTAACATTAAGGAAGCAGCAGCCCTCTCTTGGTCTGTAAGTTGTGATGTGGATGCCTTGTTTGTCATAGTTAATGCTTTTTGGTCAACTTCTACCTGTCGTAAAACAATACCCATTGATTTAAGCATTTCTCGCTCTCCAGTTAACGCTTTGGTAATAGCGTTTGCTGGTACTATTGCACCTTCTTGAATGTTCATAAATGCTGCAAGGTCTCCAGATAGATTCATAATCTCTGTTGACATATCAGCAGCAGCATCAGATGTAAAACCTAAACCTTGAATAACCGAACCAGTAACCGCCATTTGTTGTTGCATCTCTGCTCTTGTCATACCAAAGGCATGTGCCATGTCATGTACGAATCGTGTAGTTTCTTTTGCTGCTGAACCAAAAGTTATTTCAAACGCAGCTGCGGATTCTTCAGCTTCTAATGCTAAATTAGCCATTTGCATTGTTGCATCTAATATTTGTTTACCGAATGCTACAACAACACCAACTTTAAATGCAGTGCCAATAGATTTCCCTAACTTCTCCATTGGATTTTTTGCTTTTTTTACATTCTTTGTAATATTTTTGACTTCGCCATCAAACTTGTCAGCAGCTCTTTCTGCTTTGTTAAATGACTGTTGAGATTCATCTCCAAAATCATCTGCTTCGGCAGCAGCTCTTTCTAAATGTTTTTTTGCAGATTTTAACGCTTCTTCGAATTGTCTGTTTTCTACTTTTAATATTGCGGATAATTCGCCTACTGTTAACGACATTATTTAATCTCCAAACTGAGATTTGAGGTATTTATCGAGATGTCGGTCTGTGCCGATTTCTGTAATTCCACTTTGTAATTTTTGTTGTTCATATTGTTGCAATTCTACTGTAACGCTTGCGCTGCTTAAGCAATTATATAACAAAATGAACCTACGCCATGACATACCAGCTTTTATTTCTGGCATTAAGTTTATGTGGTATTCTCTCTGAAAGTCAGCTTCTATTAAGTTCCAGTTATTAAAAAAAGTTTTTACTTTGCTTTGTCTTTGGATTCTTTCGGTGTCTGATTCGCTTTT